TTTATATATAACTGCTACTACTATTTTTAAAACTATAGTATTAACAGAATATGGATTCCTCCGATATTACCAAAAAACGCAAAACCCAGGCTATATACATTGACCAGCTTGCCACGTTTATTGCGAAGAATCCAGATGGCGATTGTGCTAGTTTGAGTACATGTGCTGGCGTGTCCTCGTGTGTAATGACATTTCCAAGCTATGAAAACAAATACGACTTTTTTAATGGACAAAACAACTGTACTGGATGTGCATGTGCGGTGAACGGCGGTAGTAAGTAAAAGACTGTATAGTAAATATATGTCAACTGAAAAACCGGTTGCCGATCGTATTAAGGAAACAGTTACTATCCTACAAAAGTTCCGTGAACTAGGAATACCGTTGGAATCGCCCGAAGTTAGCGAATTGAAAGTGCGATTTAATGACTATGTACGTGATGGTGTTTGCTGGAGTGGTACGATTTCGTTTGCGAAGTATGGGCGTATTGTTGACGTGAATTTGCCAAAGCGTGCCGATAAATTGGTTGAGGTTACGCTACGACTACCACGAGCTGGCGGTCGAGGATGAGACTGTTAGTTTTATTGATATATGATTTATTAAGCATATATGAATATGAAAATTGGATTTAGTTCGTGAACAACATACCGCCACGGCCACCAAAGACCTTAAAGACGTTCCATATTGTTACGTAAATATAAATTGTATAGTTTGGTGGTGGTGTATTACACCGACCCCTGTTCAGTGTTACAAACAATTCCTTGCGAGCGATTTTGTCCCAATTGGCTTCACCACTTGGTCCATATTTGCCAAATTCGGCCTTTTGCCCAAAATTATAAGCATACACGTATCGGTCATGAACAGCAGACTTTACATAATATTTGGCAGGAATAAACGACCGAAAGAATGAACCGCCTTCGTGAACAAATCGGTCATAGGCATTGTATAATAAAGTGGCACCTTGAAGCGGCTCAGAATAGGATTGTTGGAAAGCCGGTTGTATTTGCCAATTGTTTGCCTCGGTTGGCACAAGATAGGCATCAGGCCACCAGGGAATACTACAGGGATTCACTGGAGTATTTGGAGGTAATGTAGGAGATAAATCACGAGTAAACAGAAACCACGCATTGTATGTTGCTGCCTCTGGACGCTGGACGACCCACATAATTTCCTTTGTTGGATTACTATACGGTACGGCAAGTCGGAATTCCGTTTGGCCTAGCGTTGCCTGCGGTGCCACGGCTTGATGCTGTTCCACATGATACGTAAGTTCTGCTGTACGTAATGCCATGGCTTCGTATTCTTCCAGTGAGATGTATTCTATTAAGGCATAGGCATCTACGGGACTAAATCGTTGGGGGAATGATATGTTTGGAATGAGTTCACCACTAATTCCTTGGGTTGGGGTATTTATGTTCATGGAATAAACTTTGGTTGAGGCTGCTGGGTTGGCCTGCCAGAATTGGCCATTTTGTAAGGGCCACATTCCACCAGGTGTATTAATATCTGGAGTATATCCTGGTGTACGTGTATCGACACGTGCGTCTGTATAAAAGAGTTGATTAATTGGGCGGAATGTAACATGTATACGTACCATATCTTGTTTAAGGGCTTCTATTGGCAATGCGTACTGGTAGACATTTGGACGACTAAACCAAAACGGAATCGGAATATAGACTTGTAACGGTTGTTTGGTAAGCCAGGTTTTAGCCGAGAATCCATGGGGTGTACGCTTTATCATAGCATTTTTCGATTGTGCTGATTCTATTGTTTCATACAACTCGTCAAGCATTTCGAGCTGTAAGCTATCAAATGTTTCCACTATGGCACCTCCAATTTCAAGTTGAATTTGTTGTATAAGGGCGTGTCCTAAACTGTTTGTCCAGCCGTAAACAGGACCTAGGAAGTTGCCTGGATTATCTAGGCTAGTACCACCAGCGGCTTTTATGGCATTGAGTTGCGTCGTATAAATATCGGGCATTGTAACAGCAACTGTAAATCCTGATATTAACTCGCCAATACGTGGAAGTGTCATACTGACGCGTTGACCAAACTCGGGTGAGCCGTCAAACTCTACACGGCACCATTGTGCGGACCATCGTGTTGTCTTTTTAAGGACTTTCACAAACTGATTAATGTCTGGCTGTCCTCGTGTCGTTTGTAGACGGGCATCAGCCAAACCGCTACTTATGAGGGTCAGACTGTTTGCGGGTGTTGCGGCCATATAGTCCTCTTGCTGTTTCCGATTAAATTTGATTGCCGATTCAAACACAACACTATACGTTATCGTATACTGTTTTGTAAAGATGACTATGGTATTTAGTGTTTTCGAGTACTATTAAGACGGTGTTTACGTGTATTACGACGGTGTTTGCGAGTTTTGACATTTCCGTAGGATGCTGCGGATCCTGGTATAGTTAAACCATTGCGACCTAGTGGGCTTGGTGTAATAATAGGATTGTGTCCTGAATGTGTTCTGAATGCAGAAGATGCAGCCGTTGCTGCTGATAATGCACTCCATTTTGCACGCATGTTTGCCGATGCGGCCATTGAGCTATTAATTCTACTTCTATTTGCTTTTGCCTTTGCAGCAGTATATGCTTTTCCTGCATTCGATGATTCGTATGGAAAGTATGCGGCTTGTATATTCATTATATGCTGCCAGTATAATACAACAACATAATCAGATACAATCGTTTTCCGTTTTTCATCTGTAATAACTGATTTTACAAGTTTGATTGACTCTCTATATGCCTTACGAATCATAGCACGAATATCATCGTACTCTTTTCTTGTCATACCAACATTACGAATCGTATTTTTTAACGTGGTTGTGCGCTCAATCGCTAATTTATTAAATAATTCAATACCGCTGTCAGTGCTCATTTGTTCAGGGAAACCCTTATTACGTAATTGAGCATAGCATGCCTTTATCGGTTCCGCAATAGAGTCCGCAATTATTTTGCCTCCACGTATAGCCGGATGGGGTACTATAAGCTCACTTGGTTCTCCATCTTCATCTCTAACTACTTTTATTGGACATACGGGTCCTTTTGCAAACCAGGACATACTTAGAATGGAGTATGTTTTTTATTCGACTTGATTTTCTAATGAATATAACGCAGTTAATGTTCGGGCGCTTGGATCGTTTGTATTTGCTGACCACTTAGGCATCCACATATGAGGAATCACTGATGCACGTTTGTTTCCATAAATCCTATTAAAAATTTGGCGGTAATAATAGGCCTCTTGCGTCTTTGGAGGATTGTGCCAATCCGCTGTTATAGATTGAATCTCATTCAACGATGGAACAACTGTTGTAGCGTGTTCTAGGCATCTTACATACCAGCTATCCGTTGTTGCTGAAACTCCATCGCTAAAGGCTTCCTTTTTACGCCATAGCACATCGTACGGTAGGTAGTTTTGGGATTCCATAGCCTTGCGTAGAATATACTTCTCCTTTTGCTGACCACTTGGGCGGCGATACTTAGTTGCGATTGATAGCCAGGTTGCGACGACTTGCTTATCTAGGAAAGGTGTTCGAGCCTCGAGTCCATGAGCCGCCATAGAACGATCAGATCTGAGAACATCATAGAGGTTAATTTCTGTAAGAAGTCGTTCGCACTCTGATTCAAACTCTTCGTCCGTAGGTGCGTTGAAAAAATATAGGTAACCTCCGCCAATTTCATCTGAGCCATCGCCGTTAAAAACAACCTTAATGTCTGTGTTTTCCTTAATGTACTTACCAATCAGCCAATTACCAACTGAGGCTCGTACAGTTGTAATATCATAGGATTCAATTGCTTCAATCACATGGGGAATCGCATCAATAAAATCCTGGGTCGTCAAACAAATACGATGATGAATACTGTTGATATGTGCTGCAACCTGGTCGGCATAGTCAAGATCGGTTGACCCTGGCATACCAATGCTAAATGTATGTAGGCGTTTATTGTGCTGTTGAAGATGACGGGCCGCTATTGCACATACCAGACTGCTATCGAGTCCACCACTTAGTAGTGCTCCAATAGGACGGTCACTTAATAGACGCTTTTCAACTGCGGAGACAAGGGCTGTTTTAAGGGCGAGTTTCGACATCTCTTCGCCTTCTGGATATGCAAAGA